CCAGCCGCCGACGCCGGTGTTGACGGTCGGCTGCGGCGAGGCGGGGTTGCCATAGACGGGACCGCCCTGGTGGCTGATGCGGGCGACCTGCGCCGTCGCGTACCGCAGGCTTGGCCCGATCTCGTCCAGTTGCATTTCGATGACGGTGCGGTTGGCTCCCTGCTCGTCCTGCCATGAGCGTTGCGTAAGTCTGCCTTGGGCGATGACGCGCATGCCTTTGGACAGGGATGAGGCGATGTGCGTGGCGAAATCCCCCCACGCGGTGCAGCGCAGGAAGAGCGCCTGCCCGTCAGTCCACTGGTTCGTCTGCCTGTCGAAGATGCGTGGCGTGGACGCGACGGTCACGTTGCATACCTGCTTGCCGGACTGGGTGGTGCGCAGTTCGGGATCCGCGGTGAGGTTGCCGACGATGGTGATGACGGTCTCTCCGATGGCCATGTCAGGCTCCCCTCACGTATCCGGCCGGTTCCGGACCGAGCTGGCTGGAATCTTTGGCCTTCCACGCGCATTTCGCGCGCAGGCATCCGGCCTCGCGGTCGATGACGATCTCGCCGAAGCGCGCCGGTGCGACCATGGTGAGGTTCCAGCCCCTGTCGCGGTTGAGCGCGCTGATGGTCTCGTACAGTTCGCCGATCAGCTCGGCGGCCGTCATGCCGACGCTGGCGGGCGTGAGCGGCCATTCGAACCACTTCTCGCCTTCCGGCCTGCTTGGTGTTTTGCTTGGCAACGTTTGCCTCCTTTGGATTGATGTCGTGCCGGGGCGCGGATTCGAACCGCGCATCCATCCGCCGACGTGACCTCAACACGCCGATCCATGGCGCCCGCATCCTGTCGCGGGCCCCGGCGAAGGCCGGACGGGAGGAGAAGAGAGAAAATGACCCGTCCGGCCGGTTTTAACGTCTTTTCCTTGACGCGCGGGCGGTTCCGGCATGGCCGCGCATGACGAACCACGTCCATGCCGCAATGTGTGCGGAACCGTCCAAGTCCTTCACTGCCGTTGCTCGTCCAGCCATCGCATGAAGCGGGGGTCGGAGCACAGGCGACGCATGATGACGGCCGTCGGGATGAGCACCGCGAACGGCGCGGCGATGAGATGTTCGATGGGGTGCGTGCACGCCGGCGTGCAATACAGCACCCACATTGCGGCGAGCCAGAGCGCGAACAGCAGCTGTCGCAGGATGATGCGGGCAAGAGCTTTCATCGTTTTGCCTCTGCTTTAGAATCAGTGGAATGGACATCAATGCGATCACCGGCGTCGTTGGCGCCATCACGGGATTGGTTGGCGGCGTCGCCGGATGTGTCGCCCTGTTCCAGGCGCGCCATGGCAACAAGCTCTCGGAGCAGGCGAACGGCTCGGCTGAAGAAGCCAACCGGATCGCCGTCGAATCGAAGCATGCCGCCGAGCAGGCCAACCGCCTTGCAGGAAAGGCGAACGAGATAGCTGCAGACGCGAACGCGATCAGCCAGCGGGCGTTGTCCGTCACCGCCGACCAGACGGTCCACAAGTGGCGGGTCGAATACGATGGAGAAACCTCGACCGTCTTCCTTGTCAACGATTGCCCCGACATAGCACGAGACGTGTCCGTGTTCGTCCGTTTCAAAGACCAGACCGTTGCGCAACGGCATGTCGACGAGGTTGCTCCGTTCGGAGAGGTCGCGCTCGAAAGCGAGTTCTTCTCCAAGCAGATAATCGAAGACCAGGCCGGCATCGACCGTCTGAACACCCAACCCGGCTTCACCTACTTCGGATGTGGATCCTGTCGAGTGAAGGTCCACGTCGCTTACATCACGAAGCTTGGCGCCAGTCGCAACGACGAAGTCGAGCAGCGCCTGACCAACGGCCAAAGGCATTGATTCCATCACAGCTCCTTGTTGATGGTGTCGATGACGATGTCAACGAGGTCGGGCACGTCGAGGTCGACGTATCCGACGATGTGACCGAGTGAACGCCTTGCTTCGATGTCGTCCCACCCGTCGGCATAGGCCGGACGGATGGCGTCGCCCTTGTCCTCAAATTCCCTGAATATCGCTTCGACACAGGCTTTGCGGATGTTGTTCATTTGCTCTCCTTTTCTTCCCATGGGTCAGGCCACGGGGTATCGGTACGCCAGTCGTTGTCGGTCATCGCGCACCTACCTCTTCCTCGTATTCGGCCGTGCACTGGTACAGGTGTTGCGCGAAATAGGCGATCATCTGCTCCTTCGGATACATGACGATTCGTCCCACCTTCACGAACTTCGGGCCGATGCCCGCGCTACGCCAGTACGCCAGGGTGCCTTCCTTGATGCCGCAGTTGTCCGCGATGTCCTTCGTTGTGTTCATCGGCTTCAACGCCGCCGCCAATGCGGCGAACACCTCTTTGTCATCCATCACGCGCCCGCTCCTTTCATGCGTTGGTAAGCGCCGATTGCTTTTCCGACGTGTTTCGTTTGAGGGCCTTCCTGCCGAGTGGGAGAATGAGCAGACCAACGCAAAGAAGGGAGGTGAGAATATGAGCAATGGATCCGATTTCGCGAAGGCGAGCGCCGTGTTCGGGAAGGCCGCTGAAACGTCCGATCCCGACGAGAGGATGAGAGCCCTGTGCCAAGGGCTTTCCCTCCTCGCCAAGGGATTCGATTCGATGGATGCTTCCATGGCATCCGCCGCCTACTGTCTCGACGTGCTCTCGGATAAGTTCTGAACGGAGTTCCTGTATCTCCGTGCTTAGTCGGTCCGCGGCCTGATTGATGCGCTCGAGAATCGAGCCCATGACTTCAGTCGTCATGTCGCGGGCCGACAACTGCCGTCCGACCTCGATGCCGATTCCTCGCAGGTCAAGGCTGGACAGGTGGCTCCTCCTGTCGTCGCCCACTGTTCCGATAACCGTTCGAGCTGGTTCCTCGCGGACGGCTTTTCTTATCGCGCCCAGCATCGCCGGATGCAGGCGTTCGAACTCCTCAACGGAAATCGGGTTCGTGGATTCATCCGGTGTCTCGGCCGGAATATTGATGCTCATTTCGGATTCTCCTTTCGATTCATGATTTGGCGAGCGCCGATTGCGGTTCTTTTTCTTCTGAATTTGCTGCAATGAAGATGTCAAGACCGTCTTGCCATTTCAATGCCGGAGCAATCTTGTCGAGAACGCGAATCGGCCATTCCCGTTGATTGCGCATGTATCGATTCATGACGACCCGATTGATTCCAACTGCGTCGGCGACGTCGGATTGAGTGATTCCAAGTCGAGCCATCCTGACTTTTATTGCCTGTGTCACGTATTCATTGCTTGTCACATCACCTCCATTCCCCGAATATTCGGGACTTTGTTCGACGTTTACCGGATATTCGGTGAACATGCTTTCAATGTACTCCCGAATATTCGGTATGGCAAATTCGACACGCCGAACGGTGTAAAGATGTAACTTCCCGAAAATTCGAATACAGTCATCGCTATGGATAGCAGCACAACACGCACCGATCTGGTGATTTGCAAATATATCAGCCAAGCAATGGAAGCCAATGGCATTACCCAGGCCGACCTCTCCAAGGCTCTTGAAGGACGATCAAAAGGTTATGTCAGCGACCGAGTACTCGGTAAAAGAAGTTGGGCAATTAGCGAGTTAGACAGACTCGCTCCACTCTTTGAGCTTCCGGACGCTCTTTCACTGGTCGCGGCAGCCTGTGGGTCAATCTCCAGCGAGGCCGCCCGCGCCTACGAGGCCCGCGAGCGCGAGTCCCGGATCACCGATGATCCCATCGACCGTATCGCCGCGCACCCCGAAGACTACGACGTGGCCGCCAACAGGGATTCGAACGCACGCCTCGAAGCCGAAACGCCGGACGATTAATGGATTGAAAGGAACACGAATGACCGAATACAACCTGTATTGCGATGAAAGCTGTCATCTGGAACATGACGACAGCGACGTGATGGTCCTTGGAGCCCTCATTATACCCAAGGATAAAAGGCAGGAAATCACAGAGAATATTCTCCAGATCAAGGCACGTTACGGTGTCAAGGCACGCACGGAAGTGAAGTGGACGAAGGCCAGCATGCCGAAAATCGACCTGTACAAGGATTTGCTGAACTGCTTCTTCCTGGATGACGACATGAGGTTCCGTGTTCTGGTGGCCAAGAAGACACGTCTGAATCATGAGGCATGGTCCCAGTCACACAACGATTGGTACTACAAGATGTATTTCACCATGCTGAACAGGCTGTTCGATTCCACGAACACCTACAACGTGTACGTGGACATCAAGGACACGCACTCCGCGCAACGTACCGAGAAACTGGAGGAAGTGCTAGCAAACAGCCACTACGACTTCAACCACGAATGCATCAAGAAAGTGCAACCAATCCGTTCAGACGAAGTGCAAATGATGCAAATCACCGACGTGATCAACGGAGCCGTATGCAGGGCGAACCGGACGACCATCCCCCAACCATCAGGCGCGAAAGCTGAAATCATCGACTACATACGCATGAGATCAAAGCTCCGACTCACCCAGTCAACGACCTTGGGCACGCGCAAGTTCAACATCTTCGTCTGGGAAGGACGGAACGCATGACACCGCATTGGACACCGGAGCTCGTAACCAAATCCCCGATAGAAGACTTTGCCGTATATGAGGATAGGATTTATGCAATCTTCAGACATGACTTCATAGATTCACATCCATCATTCGACGGCCTCAGAGTTTCCGTACGCCGCCAGAAAGAGGAGACCGACGGAAAATGGGCTGGGTTTTTCCACATCACCAGCGTCGAAGACTACACAACCGGCGAGAGGAATGTCGATCTGCGTAGATGTGAGCGGATCAGGTTTCCACGGAAGACGATTGACAACGCAAAGGATTGTCCGCAATGCCATTATGAGGTATGTGATGCGCCATTAATCTGGAGGAAGCATAAGCATGGCCGCGATAGGTTATATATCCTCATTGAATCAGAACGGTATCTAGTCGTGCTGGAACCACATAAGGACAGAGGCTACTGCATGTTGGTCACCGCCTACTACGTCGACCATGATCATAGCTTCAACAAACTTCTGAAAGAATATGATCAGTCAAGTTTGAACGGGAATTGCGTTCAATAAAAAGCAAGGGCCGCCGCAGCGACCCTGGAGACTCCTTCTACAACTCGGTAGATGAGCTGATTCAAGCATCACATACGACACTCCAACTGTCAAGCAGAACTTGACAAACAGCAAAAAAGTACTTCTCGAAAAACAATACTTCCGGAAGAGAGGAATGTGGATAACAAGACCATCGCGGAGCTTCACCGGAACGCGGAATCCATGGGTCTGTCAGTCATGTCACGCGACCTTC